CAGTTGGTGGGAATAATGGTGGCAATGGCGGAGCTGGTCGCGCAACAAGTATTAGCGGATCTTCAGTAACTTATGCTGGCGGCGGTGGTGGTGGAAAAACTGGCACAGGCGGCGCAGGCGGTGGTGGTAATGGTGGAAGTAATGCCGATGGTTCAGCTGGAAGTGCAAACACTGGCGGCGGTGGTGGTGGTGCCGGTGTAAATGCGAATTCTAAAGCTGGTGGTAATGGTGGTTCAGGTGTAGTTATTCTCAAATATCCTGACACACGAACAATTACAATTGGCGGAGGATTAACTGGATCAACTGCTGCCCCGAGCGGTGGATTCAAAGTATCAACAATTACCGCTGGCACTGGAAATGTGAGTTGGGCATAATGGCACATTACGCATTCTTAGATGAAAATAGCATAGTTACAGAAGTTATTGTTGGCATTGATGAAACAGAAACTATTGAAGGTTTAACACCAGAGCAATGGTATGGCAATTTTAAGCAACAACTTTGTGTGCGTACTTCATACAATAACAAAATTCGTAAAAATTATGCTGGAATTGGTTATTTTTACAATGCAACACTGGATGCATTTGTTCCTCCAAAATGCCACAAGGAAGCAATTTTAGACGAATCAACTTGTCATTGGATTTGTGGCAATGCAGAACATAACTTGTAGTGCTAACGGGTGGCCGGCATCGAAGGATCAGGCTGAAATAGGAATAAACTCTTATCCCGTACCAGGCACGGCAATCAAGCTGCGTTGTGCGGAAGCGGTTGCACCGTTGCTCATTGGACTAGCTGCTGAGTTTCATGAGCTGATTGAACCGCTTGATGTGGGTTCACTTGACGATTGGGGATATTGTTACCGACCAATCCGTGGGCAAACTGAAAAGTTGAGCAATCATTCATCGGGCACGGCTTTAGATCTAAACGCCTCCAAGCACCCGTTGGGTAGAGTTGGCACATTTCCGGCAGAAAAAGTTCCAATGATTAGGGCCTTGGCTAAAAAATGGGGATGCATTTGGGGAGGCGATTATCGCAATCGCAAGGATGAAATGCATTTCGAAATCGCTATTAGTGCAGCCAAGGTGGAGGCATTAATTAAGAAAATACAAGGAGACTAAAAATGAATCAGCAATTCAAAACGGCGGCCTTGTCGTATTTAAGAGCTTCACTAGCATCAGTTGCAGCCCTTTACCTATCCGGTATTTCTGATCCTAAGATTCTACTAAACGCTTTATTGGCCGGTTTCATCGGGCCTATCTTGCGTGCGGTTGACCCTAAGGATTCAGCAATCAATTTGGGTAAGAAGTAAGATGGGGGCCCAGGCATGGGTGGCCGTTATTGTAGGCGTGATGGCCATCCTGTCCGGGCTATATGGAGCAGTCAGATTTATAGTGCGTTCAATCATGGCCGAAATAGGGCCCAAGGCCAACGGGTCAAGCCTAAAAGAGCAGGTCAACAGGCTTGAAGCACGCCTGGACCATATCTACACCATCCTTTTGGAGCGTTAGACACGCCGAACGGTGTTGATGTTGTGCATCTCGTCCATATCGTCTATATTTGGTTTATCGCAACACGGCGATATAGACGAAGGGCCTCACATGTCAAGAATGGCAGATTTACACATAATGCTTAGCAGTAAATTAGAAAAGGAAAGCAAGGGATTTGCAGCCATGGTGGATTGTGGTTGTGATTCATGCGAAGAAAAAACTTACAAGGCAATTGATTCTGCATTCAAATCAATGAGCGATGCAGACCTAACAAAGTTGCTTCAGTCATGAAAATAACCTTAGAGCTCACCAAGAATGATTTTGAGCACCTGACCACTACATCAATGGCATGGGGCAGGGATTGGGAAAAGAAGGTCATGCGTTTTGAGCCAATTATCCATGACACTGAAATTTCATTTGCCTGGGGTTATGCCCACTGGGTTGATACATATTCTGATTACATCCTAGCTTCAGCATTTCTAAAATCTATTGCTGAACCTCATGAAGCTGCATTTGATATTGGAACAGGCGAGGTTGTTATTTTGACTGATTACGCTGGATCATGGGAAACAATATGAGCATCCTGGAACCTGAGTATTTGAGCACAACCGAGATGGCACACATCTTGGAAATTACACCGAGCACCTTGCGCCGGTTAGTACGCGAGCGCAAGATTGAGGCATACAAGCCCCTTGGCGGTCATTACCGTTTTGATATGGATAAAACAATTCAAACCTTTTGGAGGATGGAAAGCGAGGATTCAAAGTGATTGATTTTCTTTCAACATTGTCGGATGCAGGTGTTTTCATTGGTTCCGTGATTGTTCTTGGCATTCCGATGATTGCTGGATTCTTGCTTGGCAAGGAAATTGGTTTAGATCAAGGCCATCGCGCCGGTTTTGACTTAGGAAAGGCAGTGGGCAAGCGTGAAACCGCCGGCAGTCAGCGATAACGCGGTCATAATTGCACGCAACGCCAAGCGCACTTCCATAGATGCAGCAATGCGCAAGTATCCTGAAACCGGGTCATTGCGCCTGAGGATTTATGAGCTGCTCATGCGGGCTGGATTGCGTGGAGTAACCGATTATGAAATTGAAGCCACATTGTCCATTCCGGGCAATTCGGTCAGGCCCTTGCGTAAGTCCTTGGAAACACAGGGATTTATTATTGATTCAGGGCTCACTAGAAAAAACCAAAACGGCAATGAATGCACCATTTGGCGTGCAGTGGATGAAGGGATGATGTTATGAGTTTTAACATGGATGATTATGTGGATGTGGCCGAAAGAATGCGCAAAACCAAAGAGATTTATCCGGAAGGCGTATTTAGACCAGCCAACCCAAATGAGCCTTTCAAGGTAGTTGAGATTGGTGGCATCACTTACATTGCCTACACTGCCGCGTTCTACCGTGACCCATTTGATCCATGCCCTGCGATTGCATGTGCTTGGGAAGAAGTGCCTGGGCGCACCCCATACACAAAGGGCAGTGAGCTGATGAATGCTGAGACAAGTGCCTGGGGCCGATGCGCCATTGCAGTGGGATTAGCTTCAAAGAAGATTGCGAGTGCTGATGAAATCAAAGCACGCCAAGAAGTACCCAAGGCAACGGTCACAAAGATAAAAGAAACGCAACAAGAACAACATGATCCGTGGGCAACACCGCCACCACCGGCTGAAGCCTTTGATGCGTGGCATTGTAAGCATGGCGATAGAACAGTGCTTGAAGGTGAGAAGAATGGCCGTGCGTACTATGGCATGCGCTGCACAAACTATGTAGTCAAGGAGCAATGTGAGCCGATTTGGTTTGTCCTTAATAGTGAAGGCAAATGGGTTCCCAAAATTGCTGCGGTGAAGTAATGGGATGGGCAGCCATCATTCCAAGTGAGGTGTGTTCAATATGCGGCGAGCGTAGGGAGTTGGCAACAGGGCGATGGCGTTATGACCCACGCTTGGACAAGCGTTGGGCATGTTGGGAGTGCAAATGAGCATCCAATTTGAGTGCCGTAGGTGCAAGAAAGTGACTACGCAAATTGAACGCATTGTTACAGATAACCTTCCTGAGCATGTCAAAGTCTTACAATGCACTAAATGTGGCACACTGGGTGTATGTCTATTAGAGGCTCAGCTTTAACATACTTATCCACAGGGGTTATCCACAGGGCACTAATTCTGTGGGAAACGCCCAAGATTCACGCTGATGCTTGACGGCGTGGATACGATGCATAGCGCACGGCAGGGCCCTTTAGGGATAGCCCGGCGGTGTGTTGTGCATCTATTGGCAGGGCTATGTCTATTGCTTGGCAGCCCTGGAGCAAGTGCAACAGATATAAAAACAATCCAGTCATATGCAGGTTCATTGCTCACACCTTTAGAGTTCTCATCAGCTTTAATTTTATGGCAGAAAGAAAGCAACTGGGACATTCGTGCAGTTAACGGATCACACCATGGCCTGTGTCAAGGTCGTAGCAAATACTTGGCCAAAGCCAATTACAAACAACAGGTGCAATGGTGTATTGCATATGCTTACAATAGGTACGGATCCATGACACTGGCCTTAGAACATTGGAGAACACACAAATGGCATTAAGACACAAGAACAACACCTCAGAGTTTAAGAAGCAACGGCTTAAAGTATTGGCAAGGGATGGGCGAGTGTGTCAATACTGCGGTGCACAAGATGCCAACCAAGTGGATCATGTGGTTGCCAAGGTGCACGGCGGTGGAGATGAGCTGGACAACCTCTTAACCAGCTGCCGCGATTGCAACCTGCGTAAAGGTAAGAAGTCAATGGCCTTTTTTTTAGGCTCAACTTCTGCCCCCCCTGTCTCTCCCGACCTTCTCTCTCCGGTCGAGGTCAGTTCGGGCCTTGTAGGGCCCTTTGAAGGTCAGGCAAGGCCATCGTGGAATTAGTTCAAGCCAATCCAAAACCGCGTAAAACTGGGGCAAAGAAAAAACCCATTGTTGGAGCTATAAAACCACGGATCATGAGCATTCCCTTGAAGGGAAAATCCAAGGGCCAAGAATTTGCAGACTTTGCGGAAAAATGTGGCTATCCATTGTTCCCCTGGCAAAAATACATTGCTAATGATTTTCTAACTATGGATTCTGATGGATCCTTCAAGCGCAAGACCGTTGCGGTCATTCTTAGCCGTCAGAATGGCAAAACCATGCTTATTGCTTTGCGCATCCTCTTTGGCTTGTTTGTGTTGGAGGAAAAGTCGGTTGTGGCAATGTCTTCCAAGCGAGGCATGGCTGAAGATACATTCCGCAAGGTTTGTTCCATTATTGAGGCCAATGAATTTTTGCGAAGCCAGGTAAAGCTGAATCGCGGTGAAGTTGGCTATCGTGGCAATGGCAAGGAGCATTTGGATTTACTCAATGGGGCGCGTTATGAAATCGTTGCCGGAACCAGTGACGGCGCACGCGGTAAATCTGCCAATCTGTTATTTGTGGATGAGCTGCGTTACATCTCCGAAGAAGCGTGGGCAGCAGCTAAGCCAATCACCATTGCAATGGGTAACAAAGCGCAAACCTATGTGTGCAGCAACGCCGGTGATGCATTTAGTCATGTGCTTAATGATTTGAGAGATAAGGCCCTTTCCTATCCATCGCCAACATTGGGCTGGTATGAATACTCAGCACCTCAACACGCCAAGCCAACGGATCGTGCAGCTTGGGCAATGAGCAATCCAAGTATGGGCATAACCATTACGGAATCGGGTTTGGAAGAAGCTTTGTCAGTAATGCCTATGGAAAAATTTTTGCCGGAACACATGTGCATGTGGGTTTCATCGCTTTCCAGCCCTTGGCCAGTTGGATCATGGGAGGCTTGTGCAGATAGCACCCTTTCATTGCCAATCGGCCCTGACACATTCTTTGCATTTGATGTGGCAATATCAAAGCGCACTGCAACCCTAGTTGCCGGGCAATATCTGCCCAATGGCAAGATTGGCGTTGGCATTATGGATCAGTGGCGTTCTGACACGGCAGTGGATGAGCTGCAAATAGCAGCCGACATCAAAACCAAGTGGGTCGACAAGTATTTCCCGCGCATGATTATGTTTGACCACTACTCCACGGCCAGTATTGCCGCACGGTTGGCCGCAAGTGGGTGCAGGATGATTGATGTATCGGGAACCGCGTT